AAGACTACTTGTAAGCGATGTGTCTGATAATTCGGTCATGGCTGACCAATCCTTACTAGTAATACTGTCAGGATCTGCACCTGCTAAAAACTTACTGTATACTTTAAAATTACTACCGGGTGGTCTATATGCAGTAATATAACAAACCATATCTTCTGCATCTTGTTGATCAGCAAGAATAACATTTTTTGAAATATATCTAGAAACATAATCTTGTGTATAACCTCTAACTTCACTGAAACTCGATACACCAGTTATATTAGCGGTTATGCCTCGTGTTGCATTATAAATTATAGTATTTGAACTATTAAATTTGGCTACCGATGAAGTATTCGAGGATACAACATTGACTACATAAATGGTACTTGTGTTAGACGAAAATATAGTACCATTTGCCGTAACTGTTGAATTAGCTTGCTGAATTATATCACCAGCATAAAAATTACCATTAGTATTACTATAAGCAATTCTATAACCTGAAAGCTCCGATTGTTTGCAAATGACATTGTCAGTTAATGTTGCTAGATTACGCACAATATCAATATATGGGCTAATTTTTGTATTAGAAGTGCTCAAAGAAGCAGAAATAGATAATGACTTATTTCCGCTTGAATAAGCATATTCGTTACTTCTAGACATTAACATTCTAGGTTTATCGATAAATTCAAAAGGTATGTCGCTATCAATAGAAGTGTATGAAGCATCTGCAACTCTACTGGTATCAGTTCCAGAAAAATACCAAGATATATTTGTTTTATTTGGATATATATGTGAGATTTGACTGGTAATACTTTGATAGTTCGCATCAAGTGTTTTACTAATTTGCGCAGAAGCACCTGAAGTGACGCCAATCAAAATTTGCCCATTGCTTGTAGCAAAATTTTGCGTAGCGTTGGAAGAGACACCAAAAATGCTGAGAATTCCATTATAGCCGGTAGTTATAGCATTAAAATATCCTTTAAGAGCCGCATCAGCTTTAACTCTACCAATGATAGCATTAGAATCTGTAAAACCAACATTCGAATCCAATGTTAGAGTTCTAGAAATAGGATCAATTGATTTAATTTGTTTCACATTTAAATTAGCACCTGTATTTTTGCCAATATAAATGTAATTATTAACAACAAAATCTGTTATTATTGTTGAGTTTGCATTTGGTACTGTTATGATATTGCATGCTGAAGTTGTAACCACGCTTTGATTTGCAAATGTCGGAGCAACTGCAAAAAGATTTGCAGAAGAACTTCTTAAAGTACTAGAAGTATTAAAAGCGCCATATGTGTTACTCATAATAACAGTCGTTGTATTTGCAAATAATACTGTACCATAAGCAGTAGCTTGTGTTAAATTAGCCGCTACAGTACCAGCTGGCTGGAATACAACTTCCCCAACAGTAAATGTATTAGAACCACTAATAGTCAATGATGATAATTGTAAAGTATTATTTGAAACAACTATTTGTTCACTTTGTGAAAAATAACCAATACTTTTATTAATTAGAAATCTATCGATCGCTGTATTCTTGAACACAGCATTAGCTGAAGATGAAGTAAACAAAGCGGTATAAAGATTATATTTCAAACTTTCATTTTGAATTGAAGTAAAATTCAAATCGTTAGATGATATAAACAATGAGCCTAATTGATTGCTTGTAAAAATTGGTGTATTTGTTACAATATCAGTACCATTCAATGCGCCAATCCAAATATTATAATCCGGATTACCACCAATTGGAGCGACAACCAAAGCATATTGTTGATTTGTGTTTAATATTATAGGTGTATCAAATGTGAATGTTGTAGCCGCCGATGAATCTATACTTGTAGTCACCTCTGATGAATAAAGAGTTTTTGAACCATATGGCACTATTTTATTTGAAGGATACCCATTAACAGTTTCTCTTATCTGCAATTCAACCCCAAAAACCGAAGATTTACTTTGAAAAAATAGATCTACTTTTGTTAGAAAAACAGTGTCTACACCTGTAATACTAGGTTCATTTATAATGAAAGTTTGTGCAATAGGATTTGTCATTTACATTTAATTCCAATTTTATAATATTTATATTGCATAACCAGGTGGTAGATTACCATCACTATAATAATATGTCAGATCCGGATTACCCCAGCCAGTGTATATATTCTGAGGATTTGTATAATCAATTAGAACATTGCCACCACCACTCCAAGTTTCTGTAAAACCGCATACTTGTATAAATCCTTTAGAATCTATTGCTACAACAGAACGTCTATCTGCATTTGTTTGTATTGCTACCTTATCAACTGCTACACCGGCTGCACCTGGTACTGGCATTAATGAATTACGAATAATATCTGGAACCCATTGTTTTTGATATGGTTGTGGCGGGTCTGGATCGACAGGAGAAATAGGTGGTTGGGATATTGGTGGTTGAGATGTTGGTGGTTGAGGCGGTCTAACTGTTGGTGTAGAAGCAAATTTTTGTTTTTGCACTGAAAGAGCGGAGCAAAACATATTATAATTAGCTTGAGTCGTCACAGCATTTTCTCCTTGCGATAAATTTGCAATATCATTGATCTTAAATTCTAGCTGACCACTTTTAAATGTATTTGGCGGTATCTTAAATATACCATAAGCATTTCCATAATTATCGCTAGTTATTTGACCTCCCCAATTATTTGTATGATAGTAAACACTGCCGTCATATGCAACATAAACATAAGAACCATCTGTTGCAATATCATTACCACCTATTGTTGCCCAAGATCCAACATATATAGAAAGATTTAGACAAACAGCACTTACATTAACATTATCAAAATACACATAAAGCTTTGTATTTGGTTTCATACCTTTAGCAACAAAATATACGTCGCGTGATTGCACAAAAGTTTGTAATGAAACATCACTAACATAATCACCGTTATTTGATGTTGTTTCAGCGGATTGCGATGTTATTGTTTTACCAAAAGATGTTAGTTTTTGTGTTGATTCTTGAGTAATTGTAGTTCTGATGGTATCAGATGATTGTGAACTAGTAGTCAAATTTGTTTGATTTGATATAGGCGGTTGTAATAAATCAGACCAATTGCCCCATTCTGTTCCAAATTTACTATTAATACCCGAACCAACAAAATTTGTATAACCATCAATACTACCATTAATTAATGGTCTTTGTAATAAATCAGGTGACGTAATACCAGGAGGATATAACGTAAGTACACCACGATAGCTATAGAAATTTCCTTCAACACAATTTCTATATTTAGAGGCAAAATTTTGGCTTTGATTGATATTATTTGCAGTATAAGGCAATAAAATTAAGTCGCCTGCGCGAACAGCTGTAGAAGAATCAGCATCAAATCTGCACTCGGCTGTTATTTGATTAAACACTGGTCTTGCTTCGGCGCTTGGTCTATCAATTGCAATATTATAAGAAGCATCGTTTGTATTACCAATTGAATGATCTTTAAATGGATCAACTAAAATACCATTTTTAAAACGATTTTGACCTGTGGCATCGCTACGAACAGTCAAAGAATTTGTGGCTTGTTCTAAAAGTGACAACGCTGTATAATATTCTAATTTTTCAACACGCTTCGAAATTTTATTGATATCAGCCATAGTATAGCGTTTTGTCTGAAATAATGTTATTTGAATTGAATAATCATATCTATTATAAGATCTAGCTTCAGTAGAAGTAAGTGAAGGATACGGTGGTACTTCAACAAAACCAATAGTCATTGTATTTGGTAGTTCAATTGGAGGTATCGGTTTTAATGAAGATTCTCCTTCTGTTACAACAATTTCTCCTCCTGTTGATAGAGAAATTCTGTCTTTTCTTGGTAGATAATATTGAACGATTGATTGATAATTTGAATCAGGAGATACCAAATATGCACCACCTGATCCATATGTTTGTAAAGTAAGAGTATTAGAAGGATTTATAGTTGCTGTAGCAATCGTAGCATTAGCAACTGCTGTATTGACGGCATATGGTCTAAAGTCAATACTATCTCTTAAATCAATAGATGTACCTATCGTTGAAGTATATTGCGGTATTTGATAAATTTGAATTGCCGACGTATTGGATGTATTAGCATCATCGATTGGATATGAAGCAGCTGTAAAAAATCCAACGCCTTGAGATGGTGATGCTACAAAATTGTCTACTGATACTAATAATGTTGAATTTGGTGCAATTGGTCTTATTGAAGAAATAAAAGAAAGACCATAATACGCATCTTGTTGTCCTGTTTTTAAACCAAATGAGTCTGTAATATTAATATTTGTATTTGCATATGTACCACCTGTTTCATCAATATAAACAGCATTTAACTTAATTACATCTGGAATACCAAGACACCACGGCCCTGTAACTCCACCTGCATTTGTATTTGCTTGAATTTTAATATATGTAGATTTATTTATTTGCTTAGCAATGGGAACTGTACTTGAGCGTAAAGTATCAAAATATACCGATGCTGTGAAGTCAGCATTACTTGCTTCACCTAAAGCGACATTTGCTATAATACTTGATGTAATATTAATTATTCTAGATGATGAAGCAAAATTAATTGGAACACCAGCTGGCCAAATTTTTTGGTGCGCGATATTAGTCGCCGAACCAGAAAATGCAGAATCAACCGTTAACGACGTATTACTAGCAATAGAAACGACGCGTTTGATTTGTGAATTTACGTAAATATAATCGCCGACAGAATAATCGGTTGCGAATGCAGTATTTGTGGCGGAAGCATTTATTACGGATACGCCGCTTATATTAACATTTGCAGTTTTATTTACACTATATCCATTTGCAGTTGGAATTACAATAAATGATGTTTCAGCTGCATTGGAAAGAGTACCAATTCCATAATTAAACGCTTCTGTACCGGTACCAACAACAGCAGGTATTGTAAGTGATAATGAACCACTTGCCGCTACAAAACTTGAATTTACTCTATTTCTATATACATATTGAGCTGTAGTTGAAAATCCTTCCGGTCTTATTGCATTTTGGCCGAATGGGTAAATCATTAATTCACTGCCAGATGCTTGTACTTTTGCAACATTTACGCTATTAAAATCTTTATCAAGAACAATATCTGCTACGGCCTGCAAGCCACTACTTGAATAAATTACACTACGCGCATCAGATATTTTTTGACCTGCTGACATTTGAATATTGAAAACATAAATTTCATACACAGCGTCGACGCCGGGGGTTCCAGATGCATAACTAACACCGCGAACATAAGCAGTACCAATTTTAGTGGCAGCTGAATAAGATGTTCCTAAGAATGTTTTTCCTGAAATGGCTGTTTTGACTACGCTGTGCAATTCGATTTGTGTAGCATTTTTATTATTGAAATCACCACAGAATTCATTTACATTCAAGTAATAACCAGATGTTGCTGTTACAATTTGATTATTGACTGTTGCGTAGTCAAGACCTTTTCTTAAGTCAGCTGTGTTATTGTTGATAAATTCAACTCTATAACCTTTTACGTAACCAATACCTGGAGAAGCAATGATGCTATTATATGTTGAATTTGCAATATTATTTGATATTTTATTTGCGCTGGTTAGAAGAAAAGGATTAACAATATAATCACCATTTGTTTCATATGTTCTGCGAGCTGTATCTTTAGCTAGCGCTGCATATTGTGGATCATTTTTAATTGAAATAGACATTCCATTTTTAAAATCACAGAGTGAAAAAAATGAAGTTGTATTTGATACTGTATTAGATACTCTTGTAACCAAAGTAGGAACAAGTTTTAGACGGTGCGCACCAGGAGCATCATAATTTGGAGAACCAGCAGCATTATCAAGGAGTGATGTATCATTTTCTGGTGTTATAATTTGTTCATCGGCTTCAAAACCAACAGATATATTGTCTGGCGTATTATTATATTTTGACACTACTAAAGTTTGAGGCTCGACTCTAATGAAAAAGCCCTTTTTGAAAATAACACCTTCCGTAGTAGTAAAACCATAACCTTGACCTGTAGAATTAGAAACAGTAGCAACAACAACATTACCAATATTGACATTTGCTGAAGTTTTAATTTGGATAACTTCACTATTAGCATATACATTTTGCTGAGAACCATTTGCAAATGTACTAGAATTCAGATATTTAATATAAAGAGTATTTAAATCCGGATCAGAAGATTCATAACCACCTATCGCGTTTACAACCGTTGCTTGTAATCCATTGGTATTAATGATAATTTTACCAATAAAATCTGATATGTTTGAAATAGCAGAGTTATTGGCGTAGTTGTCTTTAATTTTTACATAGTTATATGCACTATCAAAAGTGAATGCACAACCTTCAATAACTGATCCTTCTTTAAAGACATGTCGACCAAATTTATCAATCTGATCTTGCATAATAGTTTGCATTTGATTGAGTTCGCGTGCTTGAACAGCAGCTGCGGGTCTGTATAAAACACGATAAAAGTTTTTTGTTACATCATAATCGTCAAAATACGGCTTACGTGAAAGATCTGTATCTAGTGCCATTCTGTCCTCTTAAAACTAAAATTTGAGTACTAATTTAAATTCTTCTTTTGTAGTAGAAGAACGAGTCACTGGTGCAAAACTCTCTGAATAAATTAATTTGCCTGAATCTCTAACCAAATCAGGATTTGTTATTAACAGATAATTATTACATATAGCTGAAGCAGAAGAACTGTTTCCAATAATAGCATTATACGTATTAGCTTGAAAATTGCTTACATCTGAAACATCATTAAGAATGAGAACAGGATAAACATTATTAATCGTAGCTGTTGATCCCGATCCATTATTTATGGTATGTGTATTACCAAAAGATAAACTTTGACTTATAGCTGTTAATTTTAAATAAGTTGAATTAGCAAAAGTACAAATACCATTTGCATTTGTAGTAGTATCGGTAATTGTTTGACCGATAGCAAATGAATTTGCAGGATTCATTGATGAAACTACTAAATCTTTTTCATA